ATAAGACCCTTGAACTTTTCAACTGACCAACGACCGTTTGAGTCGGTGTCAAGATCGAATACACCAGCAGTTGTTGTATTGTCCTGAGCACCAGCAACAGCAGTGATGTTGATTGTACGAACAACTTCACGGTTGATTTCAGCAAGAATTTCAGCAGAAAGAATGTTTGCCAGTTCTGTTTCTGCATCAAGACCATGAATTGCCTTCAGGTCTTGTGCCAATTCCATTGTGTATTCAGCCTTAAGAGCACGTGACTTAGCTGTTACAGTTACCTTCTCGATTGAGAAGCCCATTTGAGCAAATGCTGAACTTGCATCGTCGCCCAATACTTCGGCTTGTGCTGTTGACATAGCTGAACCTGTGTTATAGGTATTGCTATCTGTCATTGCAGAAGTATTCGATTCGCCAGGAATTGTACCAACAAACTTCTGACCAAATGTATTGGCGCCAGTTGTTACTGAAGAGAAAGTTGTATCTACTTCATTGTAGAATGTTTCACCGCCAGCCTTTGTGTTACCAATAGCAGATGTATTGCCAAGGGCAGCTGTATTGCCATAACGTGAACGCATAGCAAAAATCAGACCGGTTGGACCTGTCATTGGTTGTGTGCCAGCAATGTCATATGCAATCAGATTTGGCATTGCACGACGAACCAAGCTGATCAATACTGGATCGAATGTATCGATTGGACCAGCGCCGGCTGTTGAGCTAGAAGCACCCATACCATTGAATGCACCAAGGGAAGATGTTTCTGTCAATGTTTGATATTGACCGTGTGCTGTTGCTTCGCGCAAAGCCTTCTCGGTATTTTCAAGGACAACGGCAGTTACTGATCTGCGGTGTGCATCCTTGATTGCTGGAAGATCGGCATGCTCAAGAATTGGACCCCACTTCTTTTGAACTTCTTCTTGTAAAAACATTAGTTTTTCCTTTCTTTTAAGGTTATACTTATTTATAAATTATTACTTTTTAACTGTTCTAGAAATCGCCTGAACATAACGATTGACACTTGGATCAACAGGAATTGTTTTCATTTCAGTTTCATCTGTTTCAAATGTTTCTTCAACGATTGAATTCGATTGTGTTACAGTCGAAGCAAAATAAGATTCTTTAATTGTTTCCAATTTTGCCTTGAATGTTTCTGTATTTCCATCAAAAGCAATACCTTCGGCTAAAGAAACAAATTTTTCAGCCTGAGATACTGTCAATCCTTCTGACAAATCGTCGATCAGCATAGTCTTTTCCGCTTCTGTTATAACATTTTTCAGTTCGGTATTCTCGCTGATAGTTTCATTGAGAGCTTCTTCTAATCTCTCAATTTTTTGAGACATGGTTTCAATTACATCGACCTTATCTTCTGGAACATCGATATAATGTTCAGCAAATAGACCCTTCAAACCGTCGATAAATTCACCCATGATTTCATTACGAAGCGCTGATTCTATGGCAACTTCATTTTCTTTCATCCAATTTTCAACAACATAATCGAGATATGTGTTGAGATTCTTTTCTACGGATTCCAAAATCTGTGCAGTTTCATCTTCCAATTTCGATTCATATTCTTCTTCTATTCTTGAAATCTCTGCCATAGCGCGAACATTTACTGCGGCTTCAAATAGAGTTGTTGCCTTGTCCTTGAATTCTTCTGAAAGTTCTTGACCAACAAACATTTCCTCTACATCTTCCTTCATCGATTCGCGAGAGGCAAGAGGATTATTTTTATGATCGAGCTTTGGCATAGGATCATTGGCAGATGCACCACCTTTACCAACAGCATGCGACGCTTTCATATCCAACGAATCTTCATTGCTCTTTTCATTGGCATGACCAGGAAGATGCGAGGCTTCCTTACCAATAAGAGCCATAGCATCGTCATACCACTTTACCAAATCGTCCTTGCTCATTGCATGCATTGCGCCAATCATGGAAGCAATGTGCGAATGCTTTGACTTTGGATCGTCGCCAGCAGGACGTGAATCTGGATGAAGAGTTGCCATAGCAATCGAATCTTCGTTTACAACACTCTCTGTTCTTTTCTTAGGCATTAGAGACTTCTCCTTATTATTTCTATTATTTATATAATTATTGTTTTTGACGATATTTTATGCATAAAGTTTTCAAAAATACCAAGCTTGGTTCTCTCGATATCGTCCATGGACAATTCCTTAAGGATTTTCTTTGTCTCATGCAATTTTTCTTGATACCAAGTATCTTTTAAAGCATCATAAACCCAATCTACATTTTCCATAACACCCTTTACAAATGCTTCTGGCGCAGATGGATCAGCTACTATATCTGCGGCTGTTGCTAAATGAAAATCTGGTTGAACTACCATAACTCCATCGTCATCAGGTTTCAAGGAACCCATACCACGAGACGATACACCGAGAGATGCGCCTGATTTCAATAATCCCTTTGCAATATTACCCATTGGAGTATCGGTAAGTTTAGCTTTGCCAATGAAATTGTTTCCATCTTGTTTTAAATGCGTTATAAGATGCGATACTCTATCGAGATTTATTTGCGGACCAGACGGATGGCCAAGTTCACCATATCCTCTATTATGCTTGATATGAGAATCGTTGTATTTATTTACTGCGGATTCTAAAACGGGCAATCTATAAATTCTACCGTTTCTATTAGGTGTTTCTGCCTGCATAAAGATACCATGAATATAATGATCTCTGGTGCCATCTTCTTTGGCTTCAGAAATATATTCGATATCTTCAAATCTTTCTGTGATAAGTTTCATTTTAGATTCCTGACAATGCTATCCATGAATTTGGATAATAAAAATATATTCTAGAATTTGCAGCGCCGTCAGTTCTTATATACATAGAACCCGTTACTGGTATTCCTGATGTTGAAGAAGATACACCAGTAACATGATTTGTTGCAGGTGCACCAGTTCCAAAAGCTATAGTTGGTGATGATGTATTGCTTCCTACAGCAAAACTGTTATTTGAAACAGAAGCAACTGCTGGCAATTGAACCGAAGCTTTTACAGACATATATTAAACTCCAACACCTGGCGTAACATAAATTTGCGATGTGCCGCTGGCAGTTATAGCAGTTATATATGTATTAGACGGGAGAGATACAATTTCAAGAGTTCCTGGCAAAACTGGCAAACAAGATGCAGATGTTGTTACTACTATTGCATTGTTATTTGCTATAGTAGTATTCGACCCCCATCCAAGAAAAACAAGATTTGTTCCAGAATTGAATATTCTATATTGACAAAAACTAACGTTATTTGCAGAAGATTGAACTGCTTGAACGGGAGTAGGTGCTTGTGTATTTGCCAAAAATGTTACAGTATTGCCAAGCGGTACAAATGCTCCTGAAACAAATGGTGTATATATTGATGACATTTTATTCTACCTTATACATTTCTTCCAGTATTTACATCGACAGAAAAATTTGGATATGCCGATGGTACCATGCCAGAAGAAGGATCTATTCCACCATTGTATGGGGCTGTCTGTTCATCTTCTTCGTGTTCATGATTTCTTCCATAAAGCAAATAATCGTGAATAGAACCGATATTGTCTTTTGCAACTGCTATTTTGGCTTGAATCCATGGTTCAATATGCATTGTTTCAGGCATATTCATCAAAAGATGCGCCGCTTTATTGACAAGAGCTTTAAGTTCTGTTTTTACCATATCTATTTCTTCGTCGGTATCGTCATGACCACCAAGCAAAGGTACTGCTAAATCTTCTTTTATTTTCTTAGGCTTTTCAGCAAGATATTTTGGATTTACCGATGAACATTCATTTAGACCATGCAATGGACAAGGAATACCTTTTGGTGTTCCGTTGCACATAGCAGCTTCATATACTTTTTTATCTTCGCCTTTCTTATGACCATAAAATTTTTGTTTTATTTGATCGTCAAGACTATATTTAACATCTGTTCCTTGATAAACATCGTCTTCATTGCCAACTCTATCATCATGCTTTTCTACTGAATGTTTTGCAACAAATTTTTGCTCATCGCCAGATTTAGGTGCATAATCGACTCCTGGGTCTTTACCAGTAGAACCAGATTCTATCTTTGATTTTTTTACACCATCCAATATATTTTTAAGCGATTTAGGCATCTAATTCTTCCTCCTGAGAATTCGAATCGTTACCAAACATAGATTTTGCAACTGATATTTTTTTATCTGCAATTGCTTCACCAACCCTAGAAGATACAATACTTCTAAAAGCTTGGTCGAATTCATACGGTTTTTGACTCGAACTGAAATTTATAAGATCAGCAACTTTATATTCTATTTCTGTCATTATTTATATTCCTATTTATTTTTTGCAATAACTTGAAGCGCAGACCTATAATCTGCTGTATCTTTAAGCGTTCTCAATTTAGGATTCATGGCCGATACTCTATCGATAGTAGCTTGTGCTTTCGATTTTCTTTCATTTGTGGTTGCTTCGGACGGTTCATTTGTAGATGCACCAGAGGCATACAAATTTTGATCAGGCTGTTGATCTTGATCTTGTTGTTGATTGGATTGATCTTGATCCTGTTGTTGCATCATCTGTTGTTGCAATTCTTGATTGATCCATCTAGGATCTCCAGAATTTTCTTCTTCTTCCATTTTCGAATCTTGTTCTTCGATATCTTCTTTGGATTGATGCAATATGGTTCTTCTAGCCCATTCATACGAATAATATTTACCAAGCAAATTTCCTTGTTCGAATGACATCAACAATTGTGCTCTATTTTGAAGTATTTCAGTATTTTTAAGTTCTGTGAAATAATTGTCTTTTGCATATTCATATTTTATTTGAGAAGATATTTTTTGCCAATCTTCAATCGACATAATACCTTTCAAAACAACCTGTTTTTCCAATATCTGAGTAAACAACGTAGAAAATCTAGAACGCAATCTTGTGATAAACTTAGCAAATTTTACTTCATCTCTTGTAACTTCTGTTGCTCTACCCAAAGAAAATAAAGCATCGGAATTCAATCTATTTACAGGAACATTGAGAGTTTGATATAATTTTTTTTGAAAATAAAGAACATCGTCCATTTCACCAAGAGTTTGACCGCCTGGCAGAGTAGTTACTTCTGTTCCTCTTCCACCCTCTCTTCTTGGTAACCAGTAGTCCTCAAGCATCGTATTTTTAGTATAGACACCTGCATCTAGAAGATATGTGTGATGACTGTGATATGTTTCCTCTAAGTCAACAGTTATACAACCAACATCGATTTTTTCATTCAACCACTCAACAGAAATTGCCTTATGATTTCTTAATTTTTCAGCATGATAACCATGAGAGCCAAATTTACCCTTTATGTTTGAACGATTTAAGTTCAATTTGTGATCTCTACAAAATTTACTTAAATTTTCTACAATCTCAATATTACCATGCTGATCAATTACTTTCCAAGATTGACATGGCACAGCAATTCTATTCTTTGCAGATTCGCTGAGCAATTGGCGCCATTCATTAGAATACTTTTTTGCAGTCGCCTTCTTTAATATTCTACCACTATCATTTCTTAATCTATAATCAAAAGTTTTACGATATGATCTCCAATCCTTATAACCGTAATTGCATGAAATTCTTGCAAGATCCTTATAAGTGAATTTTAAAGAATTCACATCACGATTTTTAGGATGTCTGTCTGAATTGACCAATTTCCAGTTTTCAATATCAGCATTAATATTTACATAATCGATTGTTTCTTTCATAGTCATCAAAGATTTTGCTGCGTGAGCAACATTTTCTAAAATATTGTCTGTGTAAATTACATTTTGAATATTTCTGTGATAATTTAGATGATCCTTATGATTCATCATAACCAAATTGATTGGTGAATTATTGAGTCGATTGAAATCCTTATGATGAATTACACGCTTAGGTCTAGAAGCATATTCGTCCGAGAAGATAAATTCTTCCTCAAGATTATTATCTTTCTTCCATGCTGCAACTTCTCTATGTGTGTATTCCCAAGTCTTAGTATCATTCTTGAAAATTTGCTCATATTCTACACCATCGGTGGTTATTTCCTTCATCCTGCGATAACCTGGAATGATGGACTCTCCTACCAAATCTTTTGCTTCAATGAAACCCTTTCCCCAGACTGGGAATTTATGATCGGGCGTACAAATTACACTCTTTCCATTATCGAAAGTTACCTTTACTACTTCACTATT